CAATCTGAAACTATACGTTCAACTCCTGTGGAAGGAGATGGTCAACTTAAGACTCAGATTGTATCTTTTGCTGATGATGATGCTGGTTGGGCTGTCGATATAGGCAGTTCCGTTGATAGTACCATGAACTTGGCAGATAATACAAGTTCTGACTCTTTGGGAAATTTTCTTGGACGGCCAGTTACGGTTACAGCCATCAATTGGGTTGTAGGAGCGCCATTTTTGCATGAATTTAATCCTTGGGATCTATTTTGTTCAGACCCATTTGTTAAGGATAAACTCAGCAATTTTGAACTCTTACGTTGTAATTTGTGTGTGAAACTAACTATTAATGGGACACCATTCCATTATGGCCGTCTATTAGCATCTTATAACCCATTAAGCGGTTATGATCAAGTTACTGTTGTTAGAAATTTCATTGACCAGGATTTGATTGGTGCTAGTCAAAGGCCTCATGTTTTCTTGAATCCTACAAAAAGTGAAGGAGGCATGTTACATTTGCCTTATTTCTTTAGAGAAAACTATATGTCACTTACATTAAAGGATTATAAAGATATGGGAAAGATCACTATTAAGTCATTTGGAGTTTTGAATCATGCAAATGGAGGAAATACTCCAGTTACTATTAGAGCATTTGTTTGGGCTGAAGATGTGGTCCTTACTATGCCAACCACTTTAGTTTCTCAATCAGGGAAAACTAAGAAGTTAGGTAGTGATGAATACGGACAAGGTATTATATCAAAACCGGCAAGTGCTATTGCTAAAGCAGCGGGAGCTCTCAGTGGGTCACCTATTATTGGTCCTTATATGAGAGCAACTCAGATGGTAGCTACTGGAGTTGGTGATTTTGCCAAGTTATTTGGCTACAGTCGTCCTCCTTTGTTACAAAACGAAACTGTTGTGAAGCCACAATATGTAGGCAATACAGCAAATGTTGACGCTCCTGAAAATATACATAAGTTGACCTTAGATTCTAAAGCTGAAGTTACCATTGATCCAAGAGTGACTGGTTTGTCAGCTGAGGATGAGATGAATCTTTTGAGTTTGGTTCAGAAGGAAAGTTACCTAACCACATTTAATTTTAGTTCCACTCACGCGTTGAATGATTTGCTTTGGCAATGCAGGGTCAATCCTTCGTTGCATGGAACTTTCCAAAATGAGATTCATCCTACGGCGATGGCTTTCTTTATGAATTATTTCAATAGTTGGCAGGGTTCTATTAAATTTAGATTTCAAATTGTCAAATCCAATTATCACCAAGGTCGTATCATTGTTAGGTATGATCCAAATTCATTCGGTAGCGCAGTTGTCAATTATAACGTCAATTACAGTCGTGTTGTTGATATTTCTGAAGAAGATGATTTCGAGATCGTTGTTGGATGGGGACAAAAAGAACCCTTTTTAAGTGTTCCTTCTATGAACGCTTCCAACAATTGGTTTAGTAATTCCTTGCCACGTCTTCCTATTGATTCAAACAGAGAGCATAATGGAGTACTTGAGGTTAATGTGGTTAATGAATTGGTTTCACCACTTCAAAACCAAAGTATTTCAGTAAACGTTTATGTATCTATGTGTGAAGATGCTAAATTTGCTGATCCTGTTCAACAGAGATTGAATGCATACCATTTGTGGCCTGAGGCAGAACCCTTGATGGGTCAATC